GCTCGACCCGGAAGCCGACGAGTTGACCTTCGGCGCGGGCGACAAGACCAGCAAGGCGACCGCCGCGTCGAAGCTGCTGACGTTCATCGCCGGCCTCGACAAGCGCGTGCCGCTCGGCGACCGCACCGCCCCGACCGGAGACGCGGGCGATGGCGAGAAGCCGAAGTTCACTGATCCGGCCGCGTTCAATGCCGCCGCCAAGGCGCTCGCCGCCGAGAAGGGCATGACCTTCGACGCCGCCGCCGCCGAACTCGCCGGCTGACCCCTACCACCCCACCGCAGACCAACAGGAGATAGGCCATGGGCCGCACCACGAACGGGCTGATCAAGAGCCGCAACGCCACCGGGACGGTCCCGGCCTATACCCTCATCACCGAAGGCGCGGCCGATGGCGTCGGCGCAATCGCGGTCGACGCGACCAAGCCGATCATCGGCGTGTCGTCGGAAATCGACGTGATCGCGGGCGAGCGCATCTCCGTCCAGATGGTCGGCAACGTCGCGGAGGTTCGCTATGGCGGCACCGTGGCGCGCGGTGACAAGCTGACGGCCGACGCGCAGGGCCGCGCCATCACGACCACCACCACCGGCGCGCATTACGTCGGCTTCGCGGAGGTTTCCGGCGTGACCGGCGACATCGGCACCGTCATCGTCGCTCCCGGCGTTCTCTGAACCTCTCGGCACAAGGATAGACCGCAATGGCCCGCGCCAATTTCCCCCTGGTTTCCGTTCCGCTCTCGGGCGTGGCGATCAACTACGCCGGCATCAACCGGGCGCAGCGCGGCTACATCGCCGATCGCGTCGCCCCGCGCCGCCGCGTTTCCAGTCAGCTTTTCCGCTGGTACTCGTCGAAGATCGACGAAGCGTTCACCGTCTATGACACGCAGATCGATCGCCTCGGGCAGGCGAACGAGATGACGCACGGATGGACGCTCCAGACGGACGCCACCCGCGACTATGCCATCCGCGAGCCGGTGGCCTATCGGGACCAGCGCGAAGCGGAGGCGCAGGGCATCCCGTTCGATCTACGCGCTTCGGCCGTGCAGAATGTCGTCGATCAAATCCAGCTCGGCCGCGAAATCCGTGTTGCGACGCTCACCATGTCGGCCGGCTCCTACCTGCCGACTTATACCCGTGACATCGCACAGGGTTGGTCGAACTTCACCACCAGCGATCCGGTGGCGGACGTTCGGGATGCGCAAGCGAAGATGCTGACCCGCCCGACTGTCGGCGTCACCTCGCGCCGCGTCGCGGACATTCTGGAGCGGCACCCGAAGGTCGCGGCTGCGCTGGGCGGCTCGCTCCAGTCGGGCCAGTACAACGACCTCCAGCGCGTCGCGCGCCTGTTCAACCTGCGCGAGATCATCGTCGGCGACACGCTGTATCAGACCAGCAAGCGCGGGCAGGCGCTGACGACCGGCAACATCTGGTCGGACAGCTTCGCCATGCACTATCAGGATGGCGTCGCCGCCGATGGCGTCACTTCGCTGAACTCGGGCGAGGGTGCGCGTTCGCCGGCTTTCCTGGCGACGTTCCAGTGGAACGATTTCGTCGCCAGCGAGACGGAGTTCGACCCCGGGGACATGGGCCTCTACGGCGGCGTCAAGGTGCTGGCGGGCGAAAGCGTCGTCGAGCGCAGCGTCGCCCCCTATGCGGGCTACCTGTTTCAGAACGTGGTCGCACCGGCCGCGTGATCTTACCGGACGGCGGGGGCGACCCCGCCGCGAGGATAAGACCACAGGAGCCGCTACGATGACCGACTATTACGCGCAGTTCGATGGCGAGGATGTCGCCGGCAAGCGGTATGCCCTCGGCGAAAAGATCGACGACGATACGCATCCGCAGGTGCTTCGCGTGCTGCGCGATCAGGGCCGTATCGCCGAGACGCCGCCGACCACCTTCCCCGTGCCGCTGTCGGGTTCCGACAAGGACGTGGGCGACATGACCCGTTCGGAACTGGAGGCCGCCGCGCTCGCCGCTTTCCATTCGCAGGTGCGCGATATGAGCGACGATGTATTGCGCGAAGGCGTGACCCGGCATCGCGAACGCGTCGAGGCCGGCAGCGAGACGGACGACAGCGACGACAGCAGCAGCACCGACACCACTCTGCCCGACGAACGTGCGCTCGGCCGCATGAACACCGCCGACCTGACCGCGCAGGCCGAGAAGGAAGGCGTCAACCTCGACGGTGCCGACACCAACGCGGCGCGCGTGCAAGCCATCCTGGCGGCCCGCAACCCCGCCTGATCGGCGCGCATATCGCATTGAGGCGGCACCTGGGCTATGGCTCGGGTGCCGTTTTCGTTTGGAGCCGCCGCCATGCCATATATCGACGTTCCTGATTACGTCCGCCGCTTCGGCGCGCGCGAGACGATCGACCTGACCAATGAGGCGGCGCGCACGCCGGGGCAGACGGCGCAATACGACGAGGGCAAGATCGACGAGGCGCTGGAGGATCAGTCCCAGACCGTCGACGCCTATATCGGCACCCGCTACACGACGCCGCTTGAGAACGCCCCGCCAATCGTGCGCGGCTGGGTTGCGGCACTTGCACGGGAGCAACTCGCGACGAACACCGGGCGCGTGTCCGAAGCGATCCGGCTGGCGGCCGACCGCGCGCGCGCTGACCTTCGCGACCTGTCCACGCGCAAGCTGAACCTACCCATCCCCGAAGGCGACGAAGCGCCGGCCCCGATCGACGGCGGCGCACCCGTGATCCTCGGCGATCGTATTTCGCCGACCTTCACCAACGACGTGCTGAACGATTTCACGTCGGCGTTCACCGGCGGCAGTTGCCTGCCCAACTGGAGGCGCTGACGTGGCGGGCTTCGCCACCCGCATAGACTTCGAGGGCAGCGGCCTGTCGCGTCCGCTGGCGGCGCTGCGCAATATGCGCGCGCTCGGCGGCAACATCCGGCCATTCATGGAGGATGCGAAAAGCGTCTTGCTCGATAGCACCGTCGAGCGGTTCCGCACCGGGCGGGGACCTGATGGCATCCCATGGGCGCAGACTAAGCGACAAGTGCGGCAGGCGGTCGGCCCTGCCGGTCCGAACAAAGCGCGCATCCTGTATGATACCGGCGACCTCCTCGCGAGTATCCGTGCCGACACCGGGCCCGATTACGTCGAGGTGGGATCAGACGGCCTCAAGAACCCGGTCAAGGCGCTCGCCAATCAGTTCGGATCGCACCGGCAGACGGTCGTCGTGCGCCATGAGCGCACCGTCACCCGCGCGTTCGGCGCACCGCTGCGCCGGCCCGTCACGTCCACCGTACGCGGTCATAGCCGCATCACCAACCTGCCCGCTCGCCCGTTCATCGGCATCGACAAGGCCGACGAGGCGAACATCGAAAGCGCCTGGGAACGCCGCCTGATCGCCACCTTTGCAGAGGATCGCTCCAATGGCTGACCCGCTCGACTTCGGCGTTGACCTGTCCACTGTCGTCGCTCGCGTGGAGGCGCTATCGTACTTCGTGACGGTGGCCGACATCACCGCCGCTACCGAGGCGCTGGACGCAGAAATCCCCGCCAGCGCGCCCGCCGCGTTCGTCGCCATATCGGACGAACGCGCCCGGCCCAACCGCTACATCAACGATGGCGGCGGCCATGTTCAGGAGGTGGATTGCGACCTGACGATCCTGTTCGTCGAAAGTAGCGCCCGTTTTGCGCGCGACACGAAAGACGTGGTGGACACCGCCAAACGCGCGCTGATCCGCCAGTTCATCGGCTGGCAACCGGATGGCGCGGGCAAGCCGCTGGACTATGTGCGCTTCCGTGTCGTCCAGATCGGAGGTGGCTTCGTGTGGGCCGAGGTGGTGTTCACCACCCGCTATGTGGTCAGCACCTTGGCATAATGTACCCTTTCGCCCGTGGGGGGCGGGACGTATCACCGCGACGACTTCACAGGAGCCGAAGCGATGGCAGATGATACCCCCCAGACCCAACCGCCGGCAGTCGACGAGGCCACCGGCTTCGCACTGCAAGGCGGCTTCCCGCTGAACGCCCGCCTCCGCGCCGAGGCGCTGGCGGACGCCGGCAAGACGACCGATCCGGAAGGGCTGGTCGACGAGGACCTGATCGCTTCGACCGGCGAGCGACTGATCGCCGAGCGCGCCGACGCGGCGAAGGCGGAAGCGGACGCTACCCCGTCCATGGACTGGACGAAGGAACGACTGCTCGACGAGGCCGCGACCCGTCAAATCCCGGTCGAGGGCAACGCCACCAAGGCGCAAATCCTCGACGCCATCAACGCGGGTCCGCCCGCCAGCACGGAGGCGTAACAGATGCCCGGCGCAATCAAGAACTGGAACAAGAAGCTGATCCTGCTCAAGGCGGAGACGACCGAGGGCACGGATGCCGCGCCCGGTGTCGCCGCCGATGCGCTGTTGGTCCGCAACTTCACGCCGACGTTCATGAACGCGGACCAGAAGGTCCGGACGCTCGAAAAGGCGTTCTTCGGCGCAGACCCGGTGGCGCTCGCCAGCTTCCGGCGAGGCGCGTCGTTCGACATGGACTGGATCGGTGCGGGCACCGCCACCGGCATCCCGCCGTGGATGAAGGTTCTGGCGTTCTGCGGCTTCGGCGCGCCGGTCGTGGGCGCGTCCAGCGTGTCCATTTCGCCGGCGACCGACAGCATCGCGGCGGGCACCTTTTACACGTACATCGACGATA